TAGCGTAGGACGCCCCCACCATTCTAACAACCATAACGCTACAATATATACATTCTACAACACCATAGACATCTACCTTGGCCTAGGACCGTTCTAAAAAGTGTATAGGATGGTTTAAATTATATATTTTATAAAGTAAAACAGTATAAAACCTGTCTGTTATGGTAGATAGAACGGTTATATAGGGTCGAATGTTATTTTTTCTATAGGGGTCCGCCCAACCCAAAAATTGCCAACCCTTCTACCACCATACGGGCACGGTTTTCTACCCTCAACCCAAGAGTTTCCTTTAGGCTTGCCCAACTCTAGCCTGTCTCTACTCTGTCTCGCAGCGGCCTTTTACCGTTTCTTCTTACTAGTATATTCTTTACGTCCATTTTGTGTAGACGTCAAATAGTCTTGCCAATTTGGGCCTCGTCTTCCTCTACTAGTTCTTACAGCCTTTAGCACATTAAAACGTCTACGTGTTCTGCTTGTTCCTGCTCTTTGATACTGTCCTCTTCCTCGTGCTGGCATTGTCATCGCTCCTTTGTTCTAATCTTTTCATCTTTACTATGTCCCAGTCCACGCCATATACACTATATCTTCTACCCTGTTGGTTTGAACTGCGATAGACTAAGTCTGCTCTTTGTCCTATTAGTTCTAAGAAGTATACTCGTATGTGATACAGTTCATCATATACACATAAGCCCCTGGGGTATAGATCTAGTAGTTGATCAAGTTCTAGTATTGTTTGTTCATCGTGTATAAGATGCCAGGGCCAGTTATAACATCTATGTTCGTACATATTCTTTGATTCTTTCATAAACTAGTTTAGGCTTTATTTGTCGCCATACTTCAGGGCAGATTGTGCAGGTTCCCTTAGTATCATAGCAGGGGCCAGTAGCATCTACTATATTACATTGTCCTAAATATCCTGTGCCACTATGCGTATGCTTAGGGGAGGGGTGGGGACTAGTGCAATGTCCGTAGAGCACAACAGCAGGAATACCATGTGCTGCTGCTATATGATGCCAAGCACCTTCTGTTGTAATTATTAAACTGGCCCTACTACTTAAAGTGATCATATCACGCACTGATCTTGTTGTTATATTCTCTACATAGGCTATTTGTATTACACTAGTAGGGGGATGTAGTCTAACTAATCGCTGTTGGGGTCTGTCTTGTCCTATTAGGCCCACGAGGTCAACCCAATTGCGCCAACCCCAATCTTTATTCTTATAGTGTAGTCGTTGTTTAACGTCGGGACAGATCAGCCAATAGTCTTCATTGCGATGGAAAAGATCTGCTTGTCGTTGTTCCTCTTCACTGAGAACAAATCTTGCTGGCTTGCACACATAGTCTATACTGGCAGCATATGGCCTAACTCCATTAGTTCGTTCTTCTAGTGGCACGCCCTCGTGCATGTCCACGTAATCACAGTTAGCCCAGGCCTCTTTGAATGTGTGGGCTACTCCATCTCTAGTGGGTCTACTTTTTTGCCCTGTAGTTTGATATCTATGCCAGGCTTCACCCAACCAAATGACATCGTCACCTATTCCCATACTATAAATTCTCTATAACGTAGCAGTATTTCCTGTTTAAGGAATTCACTGTCTACTCGTGCAACAAACCATTCTTCACTGTCATCCCAATAATCTTCTAAGACCACATAGTCTTCGGGACGCCAATGTGTGGGCACTTGATCCCAGTATAACTGTATCTTCATTGGCTCCATCCAAACACGTGATCGTCACCGTGATGTCGTAGTCTTTGGTAACCCCAAGATATCAATAAGTCACTGGCCCGATAGCGTTCTTGATCTGTTGTATGATGTTGTTGTTTTTGTTCTATAACAATGCGGGGGTGGTCACGCATGATGGTTTCTCTAGCGCCCTGTAAGACTTCGTATTCAAATCCTTCTACGTCTATCTTAATGTAGTCGACCTGTTCAGGTGCATAGGTGTCTATGCTAATCAATGTGACATCTGTGCCCTCCTTTCTATGTGTATGGCCACTGCGTCCTGGATATATTTGTAGACTACATGTGCCATCACGCTCACCCACTGCGGCTGCTACAATTTCTAAGTTTGGTGCCTTAACGTTCATGGCTAGGCATTGTCTATGTTCTGGATGTGGTTCAAAGGCTATGACTCGTTCAAATAGTTCGCATAAGTCTCTGGCCCAAAGTCCCACGTGTGCTCCAATGTCTAAGGCTGTTCTATGTTGTTGTAATCCTTCTAGGCTCCAACGACGTTGATTAATTTGATAGCCAGTTTCTTTTAGCACTGTAGTGGCGTGTAGTAGTTCTGTTTCGTGGTCGGGCATATACCAACCTCTTATTAATTTCATAGTTCTATTCTCCAATTGGTTAGGGGTTCAAATAATTTTTCATAATTATCTAGGCTCCATGTGCCTGATATTAGTTCTAAGGGTTTTGATCTAGTTAGTAATAATAATTGTCTCAGTCTTTGATATACCTGCTCTTGGGGTCTAGGCGTTAGGTCTAGATTGGCTAGATCCTCTAGCGTGTAGGCAAGATCTGCTAGGCTGTGCTGACCTAGTGAGACATAGGGAACGCCTCGTGCTACAACTTCTGCACCAATGGCACTGTGTATGCCTATAACTGCTAGGTATTGTCCCTGTTCCAGTTGATAGTCTATACTGGCCTGTCCCAATCTATTCCGTCTTGCAGGTTTGTGTCTTATGTCCAGTTGCAAACCTCGGTAGTCTGCAATTTGTCTTATAGTATCTATAATTTGATTCATTGGCTGCTTATAGTAGTGCCAGGGTATGTCTGCACTGGGCAAGCATAACAATATTCGAGGACGTGGGTTATATTCTATATAATCTATACGCACAATGTCCTGCCAACGATAAGCAACACCATTGGCCAGTCGACGAATTAGGTCGTTGATCTCCCGTTCTCTTTGCTCTAATTCTTGTTCAGTGCCTCGATATCTGCCAGGAAAAATTCCTCTATATACCAAACGTGTCCATACCTTCTCACCTCGAGGATTAGCAGCACAGTTGGTCATAAATTGTGGAAGTAGACTATTGTCCCAATAATACCATTCTGTATGATCAGGATAAGTATCAGGATGCGTAAAGTCCGACATATTATTGCCCTTACATATAACAGGCATATCGGGGTCAAACTGATGAGGGCCATGACTTACTTTGGCTCTAAATGCAGGATTACTATAAGGATAGACGACACTACCCTGCCAAGGCACTATCTTTAATCGCCAGGGTTTGGGACCTATTATATTAAATGGTCCCCACTTGAAACCACTGTCGTCGTCTTTACCTTTCATAGTCTATTTATATTACACTATTATAGGCCATATAATCTAAGCCAAATATCTGCTGGTGAGCCAATCTCTATTAGGTAGCATTGACGAACTGCGTCGTAGGTTATGCCCCGTTTATTTTCCAAATTAATGATTATCTCCTGTTTGGTCTGCATTAATTTGTGATTGGTGAATACATAAATTTCTTGTAAATCATCATTGCCTATGATCATATCCATATCTGATATAACCCTCAGTGTTCTTATTTTAGTTTTTTTCATCTGCATCTCAAAAGAAGTAGCACACTAGGGTATGTTACTATATTGTTTAATCTCATATTCAAATCTCAAATCAAACCCAGTATTTGTATTAACATATTTTATCAATTCCTCTGTATCAATTTCTCTATCTGAACTCCATCCATCGTGCTCTAAAAAATATCTCATTGAATTCATCTCTAAATAATCTCTCACTGAATTTATTACAGATCTTTCTAGTTCGAAGTAAAGTGACCACTTCTGTTTGCAAGTAATCGGAAGTCGTCTTACTTGTCCTGTCTTTGTTGTTTTAGTTCGAACTGACATAACAGGACGAATATATTCCCAACAGATCTTTATGTCTGATACTAATTCCTGTATGTAGGGATCTTGTTTAAGCCAAACAATGCGAGCCTGATCCGCATTTACTATCTGATAGATATCCGAATGATTATTATTTGATATGATAGCACCTGCAAATAAAGCATTGATTATCTCTTTTACGGCTTCTTGAGGCAATTCAATTGCCTTGGCTATTTCTTTACGAATCTTATTCTTGTTTTTGAGATATCTAGTAAGAGCAAATAGATGTAAATCCATTGGTCCTTGCAGCCATTGTCCTCTATAATCGATTATTTGAGGAATCATTCGACTATATTGATGTATTAAAGTTGGAGCACAGGTGCTTATGTCATATTGATGAATATAGCCGTGATCGGCTAGTATTTGGCTTTTGTATTGTCGCCTATATCGCTGTAAAGGATGCCAAAGTCTATTGGATTTATCTTCATACTGAAAATTACCTGTGGCCAGTTCCTGTGAGTGATCACTTTGAACGACTTGTAGCACACTAGGGTATGTTATGCTGTTATTGATTTTCATTAAATCTCTAAGAGATTTCAAACCTCTTTGATTTAATCTATATTCTTTGCATTTATTTGCACTTGAGTGATATCTATAAAATTCATCTGTCACAATTAACAAATTCTCTCTGAGATAGCGACTCAATGGATTATTGCTTTTTCCTAAATATCTATCAATATATCTTGAACTCCAACTTTGGCTCTTAGTCGGGCTCATTACACCACACACAAAACCTATGGCTCTAATAGATCTATTTCTTACTCTTGGATCATTAAAGTTAGGTTGATAAGGCTGCTTGTCTTTGTCTAACTTCATCTCGAATTCTTCTTATTTTATCTTGGCTGGGAATTTCTGGTTCTACATCATATGGATAATTGTTCATCATCCACGTAGTTTCAGACTCTGACAATGTGTGAAGCCATTTTTGATGTGTAGAGCAATAACATCGCAGTCGAGATCCCCACCATTTTAGTGTTATATCTTGACAATGTAAATGCTTACGGGCTTGATTGTCTTCTAAATTGATCATCTATTATTCTCCGTTTTTTGTAAATGATAGTTGGCTGAGGTTTAACCTCAATTTTAGGTTTTGGTTCTGGTTGTAATCGAGCCTGTGCTTTTTTTATATTGGATTCAAGCCTATCAAAATTAGCCTGTAAATATTCGCCTGTGTTGCGAAAATGACCCGACCAACGTGTGAAACGAATTAATTGGTGAGGCTTTAATAAATCTTTGTGCTGATCTATAAAGTTTATTTGTTTGTTTTGTTCTTTTCGCATAATGTTATTTATTATACAGAAACAAAAGAGGTATTAAAAGTGAAACGGCAAAATGAAAACCCCCTAAGTTTTACCTTAGGGGGAAAGAGTTTTTGAATCCATGGCAATAAATTCAAAATTTCGGATTAAAAATACCAACGTTAATTTCGGAGATTAAACGTCTGTAGAACCATTAGAACCCTATAAGAGAATTTGCGAAAAAAACCGGAAAATGAAAAAACATGAACAGCCCTTATGTTCCAACAGTTTCTACAATTGTATTTATACACAACGAAAAAATACCTAAAAAAAAGGGTCCAAACTGGTGATTTAGACCCTTATAAACTCATTGAGTTTTTCGCCCCTGAGTAGTCTGCCCAACTACAAAATTATTTAACTCTAATTCTTCTTTTTTTATGCGTCATCTCCAAGGCTTGAGGATCTGCCCATTCTTGACGGCATAGATTACATTGATATTTTAGAAAACTTGGTCTAATCTTTTCAATTTTGGGTATAAGCCTAATGTCTACATCCCATTCATGGCATTTAGGACATGTATCTGTAGACTTAAATTTTAACCAAAGTAGTTCAAGATCAAGATTATTGAGATTAGGAGGACGGCCCATCCGGTGATTAAATTTTTTATATTAGCAAGTTCTTGTTTAATTTCTTGTGTTTGGGCAAACAAAACAAGTGTTTCTTTACTGGGTTCAATATCAGGAATTTTCATAATATATTATGTAGCACTAATTATGCTGCCCAATGATATTCTATACCATTCGGCTAGACCACTGCTATCTGTTATACCCAAACTAACTGCTATACATGGACTACCAGCATCACCATTTGAACAATAGGCGATGTCTCCGGCTTGCACTGTTAGTGCTTCTAATTCACTTACAGTTTTAGGATTTAGTTTTAGTATGTCATTGATTATTACACGACCTGTATTAGGTGTTAGTGTAAGATTATTACCACTACTACTGATCAGTGTATTTGGTAAATTTGTATTTGGTACCTTGGTGCTAGCATCTAATGGACAAACTCCATTGCTAGTGTTGCGCCCCCCAATAACTGCTGCAAGTTCTAACAAGGCCAAGTATAAATCATTTCTTGCTAGACTTGGATCATCATTTGCATTGTCTAAATTTGTGGTGCTAATGTTACTGGCATTACCCCATCCCATGTTGTTCTCCTTATGTTAATACCACACCAGTGGCTGTTAGTGTTATAGGTCTTATTCCTCTTATTAGAATATCAACACGACCATCTACTTCTACACCAAAATGATCTCTAAGCACTATGGTTAAAGGACTTTTACTAATAATGCCAGGTATAGGTGTTATGGTAGTTTCTGACCATGCATCTGGTAGTGCATAGGCACGATCTACCCATGAATAATTATCATGTGCTGTAATAATACAAGTATCAACTGATCCAAGATCATGATCTACAATTCTATATCCACTACTAGACTGTAATGTGCTAGTATCTATATTTTGTAAGTATACAGTTTGTAAATCTTCTACATATTCTATATTAAAGTCTCCAACTTCTGCTGGGTAGGGTGCTAGTCCTAGAATTGTTAGTGTCCATCTATAATATCTACCTGCTATTACTTCAGTGTCTACTCCTGATGTTAAGGTGTAAGTGGTTTCTTCACCACTAAATGCACCTGTGTCTGATATTTTTAATGTAGCACTACTAAGTGTTCCTGCTAGGTCTGTAAATTGTAATGTTGGCGCTCTAAGTTTTTTAGTGACCAAATCATCATCAAATCTAAGTTGTAATGTCTGTGGGTTAGTAGCCCATTGACGCCAATTGGCCCATGTAGCATATGGACTGCTACTTAAACTACTCCAAGAGTCTGCATTGGCACCTCTGTAAGCACCAGTTATTGGATCTAATGTTCCTGCTGTTATGGTTACTGTGGTCATAATGTTACCAATAATTAGTAGTTCTACCGCTGACCTGTCTTAGTGCTGCATTACTTGTAACAAGGCGGTTAGTAGAAATATAACTTGAAGTGGCAGCAAGATTAACTGTGGTTGTGGCCACTTCTCTAAAACTACCATCACTGCGATTTGTTCCCCAAAATCTAAATTTTATAGCACTGTAAACTTGTCCACTTGAGGCTAAAACATCCACGGCAGTTCTTACTGTAAAGATCCTTGGATTCATGCGACTCATAAAACTCCAAGTGTTCCAATTAGGGCCTAGAGTATCTCTTAAGGGCACATAAAAATATTCGCTATAATATGTATAGGTATATTGCGGGGTTATTGTTCTATTGAATGTAGGTGCTCCAGGTGTATCACTGGTATTAACTGAATAGTTTATATATTCATCAAACTGTATAGGTGTAGGACGTTCCCTAGTAGATCTATTAGCATTAGCACCTACAGGTGGATTATTATAATCAAATTTCCACCATAACACATTATTTTTAGCATAACTGTGTTGAGCAAGTGTTCCACATAAAACACTATCTACTTGAACAGTAGGATGACTTATAACATCATAGGTTATGTATTTTAAGTCATAATTTTTATATAATCCATTACGTCTGTCATGTAGAATAAATCTTATTCTTAAAGCACTGATTTTATAATTGTCTGGGGTTGTTAATACAACAATTTCCCTATCACCTTCTGCAAATGTGCTTCCTGTACTACCAATTGGATATTTTTCAATATAAAAATCATTATCACTAATTAAGGCGTATTGAACACTAGCGGTATTACTAAATGTAACGTCATACCTTGGAGTAACACTGGTATCCTGTACGGTTATCTGTGTAGTGGCTAATATACTATTACCTAACCTAATTCTAAAATAATAATTTTCTACACTCTCAGTTAATAAATCTTCTTTTAGAGTAAAAGTTTTACTAGCCCTACCATTTTGTATGGTTACCGTGCCTGTTAAACTTTCTCCATTTACATCGTTAGTGGTTAGTGTGGTCGATGCCAAAGCACCTAATTCATAATTAATAACTGTTCCATTACCCACTGTGGGAGCAAATATAGTAAAAACTACATTATCACCTTCATTAAGAATACTTCTATTTGGAAAAACACTATAAGTTGGCTGTGTGCTAGGTTCAGGTGGTAATATTGGCGTAGTTATAGGATTTGTTAATACACCAATTGTGCCTTGTACTGCCTGAGGATTTGTAGTTGCAAATTTAACTTGATTACTAAATGTAGGTGGGTAAAAACCTGTGCTGTATAAAGCACATTCTAATTCAACCGTCATATCAGGTTTTAGAGTTAGATTAATAATTTTTACTGATTGATTGTTTATATATGGATAGGTTGTGTTTATGTAGGCTGTGTCACCTACTACACATTGTAATGCAATTTTTGTAGTAGTAAATTTATAAATTAATTGACTTCTGCTTTTACGCAGCATCATTTGTGCTAGATCATTGGCGTGCATACTGTCAGTAATTAAATTATTACTAATTCTATTTTCTAAAACAATATTGCTATCTGCTGTCAATAAACTATTGTCACCTTCAGCAGGATATGTCTGTGTTCTTGTGGCAAAATTATTATCTTTATCTTGATAGGTTACAAACACTCTGTTATATTTTTCTTGCACACTAGGATAATGTATTTCTATATCACTGATGATATTAGATTCATTAAATGTTACAGGATTTGCAGTAGTTAAAGCCTCTATACTTAGTACCCAACGTGCCTGGGTATAGTTTAAGGTTATGTTGTATGTTTCTAATAATGTTTGTAAATTTTCAAACGTGCTACGACTTGTATCCATTACCCAATTAGTAGTAAAGGTATCGTAGGTAAATCCTTGGCGTGTTATGTCTGCATTACAGTAATTTTTTACAGCAGTAAAACTTGTATCATCAATAAATGATTTGTCTATGTTTTTTCCATAGGTAGGATGTTGCAATATATCCCATACTACATCAACTGGGTTAGTTGAATAGGTGTTGGCTGTGGCTCCTGTAAATTCTGGCATAATACGACCAAACATATTGACCGAAACTTTGGGCACATCTTTATAAGGCGTAGATTGCCCATTATAGGTAAATTTACAAACAAGATAAGCCAAATTAGCGTAATTTACTGTCTGTCCTGCTAGACTTAATAAACTGCTAGATCCTGCACCACTTACGCTATTTCTATGTGCAGTTCCTCTGCCATCTATAAACTCTAAACTTAGCAGACCAGCATATGCACCACCACACCTGCTTATTATATTTCTGTGAGTTAGATTTGGATAATCACAATCTATCAAATTATCATCTATATAGACACGATCAATGCCTCTACAATAACCTTCACTTAGAGCATAGGCAACATATAGGTCATTACCAACAACATAGGTGTAAAGTCTTATACCTGTAACCTGCCTATAACCATAAACTACAGGAATATATTCAACTGTATTGCTGGGATTAACATCAATACCTGATTGACTATCTGTTTGATTACTAGCACTGGTAACACCTAAATAGTCATTTACAAAGGGCGTTATATAAGGATCGGTATACAGTGTTTCATTAATTTCCATAATATATCCTTATGCCGGCCAACGCAGAGTTTGCCCTGTGCTTGGTTGTAATTGACTGTTAGTTCTAGCCTTAGTACCAAGAAAATTATTAAAAATGCTACGGTATTGTATTTGAAATACTTGGGCACTTGTGCCACCTAATATACTACAGGCTGTTGCATATCCATCAAAAACATTTACTAAATTACTACTGTCTGCCACATTAGTGTCAGAATCTCTAAACATTTTATATACTACTAACCTACATTGATTAAGATTTGTGTCTAAACCACTTAGTATTGTGTTTGCACTATCAAAAGTTTGCAATATTAGTGTAAATTCATTTACTGTTATTAAAAAACTTTCTTTAAGATCCCCAACAACTCGAACACCATTATTAACTACAAAACTTTGTGTTCCACCACTTGTTGCTGTGGCAAGACTAATATTATTATTACCTGTTGTCCAAAACAAACTTATAGCAGGTAGATAAAATTCTATAAGATCTTCTACAACAAATCTGCTGCGTGCCAAATCTGCAAGATTATTTGAACTAAGTGTTCTTGGCATTAGAGAACCTCCACAAAATCTATATCAACACTGCTAAACAATTTTTGATCTAGATTAAATGGAATATTGTCTGTGGCAAATCTCACAGTCATTGGAACATTTTTATGTGTAACAGTATGACTACTAGTTGCACTTGTTCTAATTGCAGGATATACATTTACAGTGAGATTGGTTCCTACACTGGTCGCATCATCTGTAACCATATAGACTTTGTTATGATTACTAAATTTTATAAAGTCTCCTGCCTTTAATATTAAAGTATTACTGGCACTGACTGTGGCAGTAAAACTTAAATTGCCTGCTGTGGCAGTGGCCACTGTTATTGTGCCTGTATAATTTCCTGTGCTGTCATCTAGTGTAGTAGGCAGTGTTAAATCAAAAGTAGAATACGGACCTCTACTTTTCATAATAAAACCTAAGAGTTGTCTGCGTTCACTGTCACTGATATTTCTAAATGTAGCAGCCACGCTCCAATATTGACCAGCAATGGTAGCACGTTCTTCAACACCATTTATACTTCGTGTAACTAAAGTTGGAGTATTGCTGCTAATACTACAATCTGTAAAATCCACACTGGGAAAACTAGGCATTAGATACGCCCTCCTCTATCTGCTACAGCAGTTCTAACAATGTTGGTAATTAAACTGCGTTTTTCTACTAATAATTGATCAATGCCTCTGCTGTCTACTGCGTTAATTGTAAAGTTTATATTAATGTTGCCTGCACCACCAATAGCACTAACACCAAGTCGTCCTTGGCTATCTCTACCCAGTGGCATAATTGCTTCTGTGCCCATTTCACCGCCTACAGCCATACCTGAATTTGTGCCAAATATTGTAGGCATACTGATTAAATTACCTGCTGAATATGCCAGTCCTTTTGCACCATATGTAGTATCTTCAGTTTGTAACAAATATGCTTTCATAGCATCTTGTTGATTTAGTCCATAAAAAACTAACTTGGCCCATTCACCACCTGCAGGATTTGCACCAGTTGGCGTTCCTTGTTCATTAAGTTGTGGAGCAGTATTTGTATAAAATAAACTTTCATTAAAGTTTCTTGGCTGGTTATATCTTTCTCCAGTTCTTCCGTTAAAAGCCTGTTGAGTAAGGTAATCATAACTACCATCTGCTCTTTTACCAGGTCCAACACCAATAGCATTAGTTCTTAGTGCATCTTGTATCTGTGAGACTTTGTCTCTATAAACGTCTGCTTCATTAGGACCTTTGTTTTTACTGCCGCCACCAAATAAACTTCTTATACCTTTATAAATTGCATATACACCTGCCACAGCAAGAGCAACCGGCGCAGCAGCAGCAATAATACCACCTACTGTGCTGGCCACTCCACTTGCCGCCGCTCCTATTGTTTCTATAACACCTGCTCCAGTAGCGGCCGCAGCGGCACCTCCACCTACGCCCATACCACCAAGTGCAATACCACTTTCTGCTGCTGTTAATGTGGCCGCTGTAGTAGCACCAGTGGCTGCTGTAGTAACTCCTAAAGCACTGCCTACTGTGCTTACTGTAGAACTTATAGCACTGGCAGCACTACTACCAAATCCTTTTAATATGCCTAAAGCACTGCCTACAAAACTACTAATGGTTCCTAATAGACCACCACCACTGCTGAAAATGTTACTGATAAAACTACCAATGCCACTGAATATATCGCCTACGCTACTGCTAAAACTTTTGAACAAATTTACTGCACCACTGATCCATCCACTTATAGTATTTGTAGAACTGTCTCCAAATGCAGATTTGATAATGCTGGGCACAAGATTCATTTCACCTTGTGTGCCTTCTCTAAATCCTATAACCCAACGGATAGCACTGGCAAAAAATTGTTTGATTAGGTCTTGTAAATCTACACCAAATACTAATTTAACTATTTCTTTTGTACGATTAAATTGTTCCTGTGTTTGGCCTGTAAATTTTAATATTTGATTGTTAAGGTCGCTATAAAGAGTTGAATACTCGCTGCTTATAGCATCACGGTATTCTTTGTTATATTTTCTTAGAAGAGTGTTTTTATCTTCTTCACTTCTTATTAGGCCTGCGTTGAGATCTTCATTTAATTTTTTAATGTTGGCTGTGTATGCTGCCTCTGCTCCACCTTCACTTATACGATATGCCTGTGCTTCATCTACACGCTTTTGTTGTGCCTGTTTGGTTATTGCTGATTTGACTTGTTCGTAGGTTTCAAGATCTTTAATAGCACCTGCTTGATATTCTTTTTCAAGAGTTGCCAGTTTGTCAAGATAAATTTCTGCATCGGTAAATCCTATTGTTCTTGCTGCGTCAATAATACTCTTATACTTTTGTTGAAACTGTGTTTGAAGACCTAATATTGCGGTATTCTTTTTGTCTTCAATGCTTTTTAATTGTTCAGCAGTTAAATTTTCAGCATTGGTTAAAGCCAATCTATAGGCTGCTTCAATCCTATCTTTTTCATTGGTAAATTTTTGTGTTTCGTCTAAAGTATCTCTAGTATATTTTTCATATTCTTTATAAAGTTCATTTAATGCTCTACTATTAAGTGCGTATAAATTATCTCTATAATCTTTTTCTAATTTAGTTAATTCAGCATGACTATAAACTGTGCTGTCTTTTAGAGCAATTCTATAGGCAGTTTCTAATTGTGTAAGGTCATCTCTATATTTTTGTTCTTCTGTTTTATTACTTTGAATATATTTGCTGTATTCAGCAGTAAGAGCATCTAAGGCCTTGGTTTGAATATTTTTAACACTGTCTCTGTAATTTTCTTCAATACGACGACGTTCGTCAGCACTAAATTGAGCCTGATTATTTTGATATACCAAATAAGCATCAGATATCTTTTTGCTGTCAGCAATGTATTGTTGCTCATCTGATAATAATGCACTATTGCGTTTCTTAAATTCATCACTATATTGTTTTAGTAAATTAATACTTTCGTCTATAAGTTTTTTACGAGCAGCAGCGGCTTCTTCATTGGCCTGACGACTTTGAACAAGACCACGCACTTCTTCTGCTATTGCAGCCTTTTGTGTATCACTGAGATCCTGCACACTGAGTTTGAGATCTTTGGCCTTGGCTTCATAGGCCTTATTAACTTCTGTAGCAATAGCACGTTCTTTACTATCCAACTGACTGACTGCTACACTTTCTTTAAGTTTGTTAATGAAATCACCGTATTCGGTTTTCACCAAGGCTGTGGCCAAGCCATTTTCCTTCATACGCTTGGCCATTTCTTCACTGACACCTGATGCTTCTTTGCTTACAGAATTATAGGCTGTAACCGTTTTGTTGGTTTCTTTTTGTTTAGCATCATATTCTTGTGTAGCATTAGTAAAAGCAGTAAAGGGATTTTCAAAATTAATTATGGCCTTTATAGCACTGCCAAATCCAACTACAGTTCTAATTAAAGCACCTAGAGCAGCCTCAGCAGCATCTACCACAGGTTTTAACATAGGACCTATAACATCAGCAAAGGCCACCACTGCTGCTGTAACTGCTATAACTGCCGTGGCCATAGGAGCAAAAACTACAGCCAGACCTGCTAATACAGCACCAACAACTTTAACAATAGGAATAAGATTTTCCATATTAGCAGTTATATGATCTATGGCTTTAACCAAAGCACCGCTTAGGCCACTGGTCTCAAGGAATTCCTGAGAAATACGTTTGAATTCATTGACCATTTGTGTAGCAGCCTGGCCAACTGTTTTACCAGTTTTATCTAGTTCACGTTGTAAGTCAGGTAATGCTTCTATTAAAGCCTGACTGGTTATTTTCGCATTGAGAAAACCTTTACTGGCTAATTCTTTAAGTTCTTCTCTAGCAATTCCTGTTCTTTGACTTAGGACATCTAATACTTTAGGTGCTGCTTCAGCAACACTGCGGAATTCATCGCCTTGAAATTTTCCTGATGCCATTGCCTGTGCAAATTGTGTGATTGCGCCTGCGGCAGCATTACCGCTGGCACCACTAATTTTTAAGGCAGCACTAAATGCTTCTGTGACTTTGACTAGATCTTCACTGGTCTGACCGGTTACTTTTTGATTTTGTGCAAGTTTGCTATAAAGATCAATATTTTCTGATAATGGAGTGCTTGTTCTTTGACTAACATCATATAATTCTCTGAACCGATCATTAAATTCGTCCTGACTTTTTGTTACAAGTTTTAGACGATTTTCCATAGTTTGTATACCGTCTATAAAATCAAAAACTTGACGGCTTGCAAGGGCAGCGGCAAATCCTAGTGCAGCAGTTTCAAGACCTTTCATTGTCTTGGTTAAACTACTGGCACTACTGTCTATGCGATCTAGGTTACTATTGATTGTGGCGAACCCTGCTCGGGTTTCATCAATCAGCCTAACGGTTATGCTTGTTTCTGCCATTGTGCATTGACTTCTTTTTCTGTTTTTCTTGTTTGCTGAAATATGCAGCCCAGAGTCTTACCTCTAAGGTTGTCATATTCAAAACTTCGTCTAAACTTTTATGAAGTTGTTGACCCAAATACAATAAAAAATGTGTATCAGGATCTTGACTTAGTTTTTTTCCAGTTCCTCAACAGTGGGAAGTTCTCCTCCATTTAATATTCTTGCCAGGTTTAGAATAACACCAGGATCTGCTTCATTCATTAGTGCTGCCTTATCCGCGGCCTGAAATAAAGGTTTGCCGTGTTCATCTAAGGCCTTGTTGATAACTGCTACAACTAATGCTTCTACACTTTTACCCTGTGTGCTAAGTTCTACAATCTGGGCTTCTTGTTTTAGAGTGGTGGTTGTTCTATAATAAACATCCATATTCCATTCTTCGACGTGTGTTTTTTTCAAACCACCTGCCAATTTTGCTTGGAAGTGATTTTGAACTCTTTGTATTGGGCTTAAATTTTTACTACTCATAATTTTCCTTTTCTATTCATTTCTGCTACTGTGGCTGATATGGCCTGACGAACAAAGCCAGTGGGGGCTTGCCGGCTATGTCCTTGTTCAAGATAATCAATATAAGGCACACGATTTTCAATACTGGCTGTTTTGCCACTGGTTCTATTAGTCCAGCCTCGGCGAGCACGGCCTGTATCTACGGGTGTGCGACTGCGTAGATTATTAGTCAATGTGGAACTGGCATCTGCTACAAAACGTGTAATGATGCGGTCAAGTTCTTGATTGGCTTTATCAAAACCTTCTAGTTCCACATTAATACGCATTAGATACCGCCAAACTTCCAAGTTGTTGGAGCACCAGTTCCCTGGAAACTTACTGACGCAGTTACCAGTCCATCATAACTTGCGGTTATGCTAAAACTTGTAACAACGATTGTGCCAGCAAATTTAGTTCCTGATTGGCTTGAATCTGGAAATAATTCAACACTGATAGCAGCATCTGTGCTAGGATCTAGTGCGCTACTGACTTCAGCATCTGAACTATCGCTATAAACAATGTCCATACTGCCTGACCAAGCCTGTAAACCTTTCTTATAAGTGCGGAAGTTGTCTCCCATTACAGTATCTTCTACTGTGTCACGAGTAACTTCAACACTCCAACTTTGAACTTCGGCCACATTGGTTAATGTGCCTGTTCCACTTAACAATTTAACTGCTCCGTTGGAGCCTTCATAGGTTGCCATCTTCTGTCTCCTTTAGTTGTGGCAAAGCCTCTGGTTCTTCCTGAACTGGAGGCTGAATCACTTCCGGAACAGCACGAGTAATACTACCTCGTAGTTTCTGAAGTGCTTTAGATTTAGGTGGCTCAAGACTCCAACCATCATCTAAATGTCTATTGAGATATCTTTGTTTTATAACTTTAGATTCTCCATTTTTGTGAACTATGATCATTATGTTGATCCTTTATTATAACGGTAACGCACATCCACATTAACTATAACCTCAGCCAATGGGCTTAATCGTTCTATTCGTTGAATACTGCTGACTCGAGTAACCATGTCTCGATTATTGGTTCCTCTTGTTCTGTCCTCATCTAATGTTTCTTCAATGCGTTCTACAATGTCATTGACCTTAGTGTCTAATTCTGTGCCTCTTACAAAAGCACGAACAGTGTAACTTATATAACCTTGTCGGCTAATATTCATTGATATGTCATTACGAACTTCTGTGGTAGTTTGAACTAGTATGGCAGGAAATTGCGTAATAGCAATTTTTTCAACATCAAATGGTTCTCTAGTAACCAAGGCAGGTTTAGGGTCCTGCATATTTTTAAGGACGGCTACTATATTCTTGGCAAAGTCTTCGCGTAGGCTCACTGTTATCTCTTAAGTCTTAAGAAATAAGTAGGCGCCTTTTCTGATTCTGAAACTGTGCCACTATTATCAATGTCATATTCTACACCGTCGCGAATAACCAAATCTATTTCTTCAGCATACATTTTTTTATAATAATCTAGTTTAATTTGAAACACATCCATATCTGGCTCAAACTTGCTTAGTCTGGGATAGATGTAGTAGCCCAGGGCACAATAAACTGTGGCACGAGTCAATTGGCTTGGTGTTAATTTGGCCACTTCCATTTCGCTGAATGTGCCAATAACTGTTATATCATATTTGCCTATTTGTTTGGTAGGCCACCAATGTATGCGTAGATATCTTTCTACATCGCCTTGTGCTTTGGTTAATGCGTCATCGAATTCAAGCAGACCATAGTCCAATACCTGAGGTTCGTAATCTGTGACATCATCAATAGTTGCGAATATAGCCATTAACTGGCCTCCTTAAGTCCTACTTATAGGGTAAGAGAAGTCCTTCTTCTCTCGTTGTTATATTTATTGTATATAGAAAAAGGGGGCTTGATAACCCCCTTATAGAACTAATAATGATTAGTTGCTAATTGAAGCATCAGTGATGATCTTTACGCCGTGTAGGTCAAATAATTCACCAACTGCGTATGTGCAACTTGCCACAATTTCTGTAGCACGTAGGCTTGCATCACGTTGTGTTTCAATGCCTAGATCTTTCTTCAAGCAGAAAGCAAGAGCATCTGGATGCATCACAGCACCAATGTAAGCACCAGCACTTGTGCCAGTAACCACTGCTGACTCATAGATATCTACACCGAACAAGCGTCCGATATATCCACTTTGTAAAACAGCATTACCTACATCACTTAGTGCAGGGACTGTAGCAGCACCAGCATTGGCTAAAACTTTGCGTAGGTTGTAGGTCTGATATGGATGAAATACACCAACAAAAGGACCTGTTACTGAATTACCACGTAGTGTGGCAATAGCAGCAAGGATATCATCTGGTGTTAATTCTGTTCCACTTCCACCACCGACTGCTGAACTGAAACCTGTGAATAATGCAGCAATGTCTTCATCGATTTTCTTGGCAAGAGTTTCACCAAGAACACGACCAATAGCAGCCGCTGAATCATCTGCTGTGCTATCACGAGCAGTGTCAGTTAGTGTAGCCATGATGGCTTTTTCTGTTGCTGAGAATTCTTTCTCAGTGGCATCAATACGCTGAGCAGCGCTGATGTCTGTGCCTTCACCTGTGGTAATAAGGCTAGTTGCCAATGTTGGATAGATACCAACACGAGCAGTTTTACCTGGTTGTCCTACCAAGTTAAAGTTGCGTACTAAAGGACGCATAAATGCCACTTCTTGCATAGTGAAGAGAGCGGTCTGTTGAATTGTTGAATAAAGGGCTGCTAGGTTTTGATTACTACCTGCGGTACCCGAAGTTGTTGCACCTGTTGCCATAATGGCCTCCTAAAAGTTATGTTAAATTTTTATACCTTTAGACTTCATATGTTCTCTATAAAGGGCCCTGTCTTTAGGGTCATTCATATTCAACTTGGCAGGATCAATTACACCTTGTTTGTTTTGAGCAATACTACTTTGACTGCCTGATCCACTAGGACCTGCACTGACAAAGTGTGGATTGGTATTTAGAAATTCATTTACTAGATCTTCTGCTGACATTGCTGAACCTGTTTCTGTATAACGAACATTACCTTGTTCATCTACAACTTCAACTTCACCTGTGGCTGTCAATCTAATATTGTCTTTCAATAACCTTACCACCTGTTGAGGATTGATTGCCTTGCGACCTGATGCCGCTGATAACAAACTACCATCAACCTTAATTGCTTGTAACTCTCTTTGAAGTTGCTGTATGGCACTGTCTTTCTTACTAACTGTTTCCTGCAAGACCTTTTCAAAATTACCCTTGGCTTTTTCTTGTTCCAATTGCAATTGTTCTTCTTTGGCAGTAAGTTGTCTATAACGTTCTACGTCAACACCTTCATACTGTTTAAGAATTTTTGATCTTTCTCTAGTTAATCTTTCTTTTACAATGCGATCAACATCTTCCTGTGTAAATCCTGTCCGATCCTGGGTTTCTGTTGTGAAGTCTGCTTCAACAGTGGGCTTACCAGTAACCTCATCACTCATTATGGCCTCCTTATTAGGTGAAAGAGTAACACCAACCAGATAATTCTGTTAATGTAATATTATTTATAATACTAGTATTTTTTACCACGTTTTTTGGGCTTTTTCTTACCGTATTTCATGCTCTCCCCTTTCTTCTTGATAATGCAGCACGTTTATTTTTTGGTGCTGACTTTCTGGCCATGCTATAAGCGATTGCCACTGCCTGCTTAACTGGACGACCTGCTCTTACTTCTGCGGCAATATTTCTACTGATCGTCTTTTTTCCGTATCCTTTTTTTAAGGGCATATACATTCTCCTTATAGTTTTCAGGTTGGCGAAGTCTTCGATATTCTGCACGAATGCGATACATATCTTCTAATATTTCTATACGTCTAGTGACCACTAACTTACGCAATTCTCTTAATGCTTCACGAGCACGAATACCAGGTTCCAAATAGCCCTTCTTCATAAATTTTTCATTATTGACATAGTATAACTCTGCCAACTTGAGAATTCTAAAATGATGCTCGCTGGGTCTAACTTTATAGCCAAAGTATCTATTCAATACTTCAGGGCTATATTTTTTATAATCTAAATTTGGATCATCTTCAAGTAGTAGTCTATGAATGTCTAACATAAGTGTCCTTAATTACTTCTTGCTGCTGCTGCCGCTGCTGCTACAATTTCTTCTACATCGACTTCGGGATGAAGTTCTATAATTTCATCGTTGCTATAACCTTCCATTAACATTGACTGCAAATGGCTTTGTCTATCCTCTGGACTCATGCCTTCTAGGCTAGGATGCTCTTCTTCCTCTTCTTCCTCTTCTTCGTGAACAATGCCTAACTGTTGTTTAACTGCTGGATCATCAATGGCTTCATCTAATACTTCGTTATGAATTGCACGATCAATATCTGCATTGCCTGTTGAAGGCATTGCAATAATTTGTTTAACTTTTTCATAGACCTGTAAACTGTCCATGATTAAACTGGCTTCATCTTTTTCAGTTTCTTCGCCTATTTCTGTTACTAGTTCTTCATAACGGTCTTCGTTTTCAACCAATATTCTCAACATTTGACGTTCAATTTCTTGCTGCACAACTAGACTCTTAGGTCCGGCATCTTTGGCCAATTTAAGCATATTCATATCGTTATACTTGTCTTGAATATTGAAACTATCTGGATAATCAACGCTTCCGTCCCAAACCATACCCTGCCATTGAGCATAAAGACGCCAAATTTGTTCTTCAGCAAATTCCATCTCTTCACCTTTGGCTGCTAACTTTGCGTTCAAAAGTTGGAACTCTGTTGCCAGTGCCACACCTGATAGTCTACGACTTTCTATACTGCGAATACCACCCATATGTGCTATGCGATCAATGGCTTCAATTTTATGTTTCATAGCATTTAGAATGCCATCTAAACTGCTGCCATTAGGTTGTAGTAGGTATGGTTTGAGATCTGCTTGCAAATCTTCTGGCATTTGTATGATTGCACCTGCGCCTGCTGCGGCCTGTGTTGATGCGGTTTTTACGAGGCTTGGATGATTGGTTAATCTAATTAACTGTTCACATTCTGAAAGTTCGTTATAGATACTGCGTTGTAGGTCTGCTACATCACCTACATCACTTACGCCTATGCCTCTTATTGGACTACGACGTGTATAGACACATAGAGCAGGCACGCGACCAAGAGCATTCATAGTTACACTTTCTATAACAGGATCTCGTGCACCTTTTTCCATATAGACAACTTCTATACGATCTGGCCTGTAGATACGCCATACAATACGATCTGAACTGCGACTTTCTATAACTTTCAAATAGGTAAGATAGTAAGCACCATTACTAGCACGACTGTAAGACCAATCTATAACATTCTCAGGTGTAAACAAACTGATATATGGACGTAATCCTTGTGCTAATTCTTCAGCACGAGTATAGGCTGTGGTCTCAGGTTTGTCTATAACGCACCAAACATGTCCATATACACTACTATAGGTTGATACATCTCTCATAATGGCACTGAATGTTCTACCTTCTAAGTCAGCATCGGCCATAAATGCTTCTAGTCCAGGATCTAATGCCAAACTACCCATGTCGCGTTTAGGTGGCTGTCTAAAAAGAAAAGCATTATAGATACTGACCACTGCACTTACGTGATTGTCTAATGCAGTGTTGTCTAATCGTTCTTCATAGTCTTCTTGTGCTTCCATAAGATAGCCAAGTAGATATTTTCCATCTCTATATTCTTTGCCACCATAATAACTGTCAATTAAAAATTGCCAACGATCAATGTTATTAGACCATTCTGGGTGTGCTTGTTCAATGTCATATTTGCTATACATTATTTTTTCCTTACTGTGCTAAAGGTCCATCTTTGTGGTTCGACCTGTTCAACTTTAGTCTTAATTGGGAACAAATAATCAACAAGATAGCCCACGCAATCACTTTGGTGATCCAGGCCACTTTCTTTGTCTATTTGATTAGTTTGTTCTTTATAGGTTAATCTCTGTAGGCTGTCAATTGTATGCCGGCACTTGGGATCAACAGTAAGACTGGTTAGTCCTGCTGCATTTTTAAGTTTAGCGTTGACAGCATTAACACGATCTCTCACAGGAGTATGAAAGTTTCGTGCTCGTACAGTAAAATTATTATTGACTAATATGGAGTAATCAGTCTTACCTCCTGCACTTGTTCGTTTTTGTCTTGCAGCAGGATCTGGAAATACATTGATCTTGCTATAAGGATAACGACGTTTTAGTTCATCACAGACTTCTTCTGTGTTTGAACCTTTAATGTGTAGTTCATCATAGATGTGTATATGCTCACCTTTGATCTGTGCTATGATGGCACACATTGGATCATAGTTAAAGTCCATTCCAACATTTATAACGCCTTGGTCTATTTCTGGAATTTTTATAACATTGCGCTGATAATCAAAGTTATAATATACAGTTCCAGAATAGGTTAAAAAACTAGCACAATATTCAGCAAGAAATGTTCTTTCATCTAAGTCTCTTTTGGCTGCTTCGATTTCTTCTATGGGAACATTACCGCCTTCGATTGTAGAAAATTGGAAGGCGGCCCAGTCTTGTTCGGTCAGAGCCTTTGTATAAAGTTCGTGGCTAAAACTGCCCACACCTCGAGGCGTGCCGCAGAACAATGCACTGCCCTGCTTATCACTTAGTGTAGGTCTTATAACTTCAGACCACGCTTCTTTAGGAACATCCTGGAACTCGTCAAAAATAACCAAATCAAGACCAACACCTCGTAGACTGTCAAAGTTGTCTGCGCCCTTCAAGGCAATGAGGCTACCATTCTTGAGTGTGATTGTTAATTCTGCTTCATTACTTTTTTCTACCCAACGTAGATCATGTAATTTACTTTTTAATTGTATCCACCAAATTTGTTTGGCCATACGATAACTTGGACAAATGGCCCAGCATATACTACCTGGCTTTTTTGCAGCCATCTTACACAATTCTCTAATAGCAAGGTGAGTCTTGCCAAATCTACGTCCTGAAATCAAGACTTTGAATCTGGCAGGATTATCTGCTATAGTTCTTTGCGGAACTGTTAATGGCATTAGACAAGGCCCTTAAAAATAAAACCTATAACACTGCCCACTAAAATTACTAACACTGCCCATATACGCCCATCAATGCTTTCCACACGACGTTCTAATTTACTGACATCTTGTTCTATGTGAGCAAGGTGATTTTCTTTAATATTTTTAATTTCTTGTGCTAATTCTTTCAGTGTCATGTTAGTCATCCTTCCAAGGCAAAGGCTGCACTGTTTCTGTTTCTGTTGGCGTATCCTTTTGCTGCAAATATTGTTTGCCTAAAAATATAAGCATACGAGTATCGCCTTCAAGGGCTTTTTGAAACTGAGCACGACGCAGACTACGACGACCTATGCTATAGGCCTGTTCAATAAGACTGCCAAAGTGTCTACGAACTGTACTTTCGCCTAGGCCAAAAATGTCTCCTATTTCTTTGTAGGAACACATCATTGTGGCCAACTTCCATACCATATTTTTATCAATGTCTCTGACCCTAGGTGCAGCAGCAGGTCTTGATAAATCTTCTTCTTGTTCTTCTTTGACTAATTTAAGCATTACAGTGATCTCTCCTTTACTCTTAGTCTAAAATATCGCCTTTCTATGGAGCCTCCACTGGTTGTTATTGTGTTATAAACTTTATATATTGAGCCTGCACTGCCACCGCTGATAATAATACTGGCTGTGGTGGTTGTTGCACTTGTAGCGTGATTGACCAAAGGACTACCGTCGCCACTGTCTGTTTCCAAAGTCCAACTACTGGTTGACACAGTCTGTCCTGTAGGCAACCAATCTACCCAACTCACTGTGTAAGTAAGTTTGGCGTTAGGATCTTTTTCTATATATGCACCTGTATTATCTTGTTGAAAACCTGTTAGGGTTGCCATACTGCCTCCTAATAAACTATGGTCCTGGATTCAGGAATGACCATTATATTTCTTGTTTCTTGTTCTGTAATTATAGTTCTTGTTTCTGGTAAAACTGTTATCGTGCCTGTGGCCTCATCTACTACAATCGTTCTTGTTTCTGGTAATACACGTATGGTAAAGTATGGAACAATACCAATTACATCACCTATAACAACCTGAACAGAAAATGCACTGAGATTAGCACGACCGTCTAGAATAACACCTATAGGATTAACTATTACAAAACTTGTAACTGCTAATTGTGACTGACCTAGTCTAATCCTTGCTGGTGTTAGATCCAATGCTGAATCAACACTGATATTGGCCAAGCCAGTTCTTATTCTTGCTGCAAAAGATTCTACAGTGGCTTGACTGATAATAGTTGAGGCTGCTGTTTCTACGCGATTGCCTATGGCAGTTAAATTACTTGAGCCTGTTAATACACTAGAGTTAAGTTGTATTAGAGATAATATAATATCTAAATTTGTACTAGTTTGTATATTAACGTCTGCTAATTGTAGTCTATTACCTATAACAGTGGTTGCTGTACTAGATTGTACATTTGCCTGTCCAAATGAAGTTACAGTAGCAGTTGCTATTAGTGCAAGTGTATCAAATAATGTAACAACAATTTCACCGGCCTTAGTTCCACTAGCAGTCACAGTTGATGTGCTGGCCATAACAACTTGGCCTAAACTTATTCTTGTGCCACTGACAGTTACCGCTGAGGTTGATTCTAATTGACTGGTTGAAGTTGGTAAACGCAATCCTGCAACCTGTACCTGCGTTGTAGATTCTATACTAGCACTGCCGGATTGTACTAGATTGGCGTCAACAACCACGTTTGATGTAGACTGTATATTTGCCGTTGAAGAAAATAATTTGGCACCTTGTGCTGTAACCACAAATGTGCTAGGAATTACAAATCCTACTGGATCCCAATATCCTCCAGTAAAATCATCCCAAGTTCCTGTTTCATCCCAAGTTATTACACTTGTAGGAATTTCTATTACAGTACTGGCACTAACACTTATTATTGTTGACGATTCTATAACAACATTGCCTGTTTGAGCACGATTACCTGTGCTAGTTAAAATTGTAATAGATTGTATATTGGCTTCGGCTTCTGCCACATAGGCAAAATACTCTTCTGGAGTAAAATATCCTGGGTCAATATAGTATTGGTCAGCCATTATGCGTTATCGTCTGTAAATGTAGTGGTGCCATCTGCACCTTCAAAATGAACTAACAAAACTGTATTACTATCATTAGTAAATGCCGAGGTTGGAGCAGTAAAGTTAGCAGTATATCTTGCAGTTTTGCTTAATCTAAGTTCATCTATCCATCCATTGTGTTGATATGAGGTGGCATTACTCCAACGGGCAATATATGAGGTACTGCCTGCTATACCTTTGTTTGCGGTCATTGTGCCTGTGCTAGTAGGACTGGTTAGTGCAGTGCCATCTTTGTATACATCTAAACTAGTGCCATTTTTAACCATAGCATAATGATACCACGTGGTTGTGCTAGGTGTTCCTCCATTAGACCAATCTCTATAAAATGTTCCATCTGATCCAGTCACTGCTACTGCTATTCTATATGTTCCACTACTGTTCCATAATCCCCAATATTGATTAGGACTACTAGTTCCCCATATCATTCTAAAATTACCACTTGTAGGTAGTACATTAAATCTTACCCAAAATTCCAAGGTAAAGTTACTGGTATTTGGTAAAACAGTGGAAAGATCACCAGTAGTTAGATAGTCACCTGTGCCATCAAATAAACCACTACTAGATCCTATCTTGAAAGATCCAGTGTCGATTTGAGCATTACCACTGGCAGTTAAAGTTATAGCACTTCTACCTGCTGCAATAGGATGACTACCTAATAAACTCGCAAGTGCTCCACCCATTATGAAACATTTCCTGTAATAATACAACGAGTACCACTTACAAAAAAGATATTTGCTATACCTCTTGTGGCCAAACTAACAGTGGCTTTATCACTATCAGTACCTGCAATATAAGCATCTGTAATAGTACAAGTTATGGTAATTGCAGCAGTATGATTATTAACAATTACCACAATGTCACCTGCACTAAATGTGCTATTTGGTATTGTTATACTGCCACCACTTTGAACTTCTACATACTCTCCCACATCTGCTGTGGTCAATGTATAACTGCCTGATTTCGCTCCAACTGCTGGTATGTTCAAATACCCTAATGTTGCTGAGGTTGAAGTGCTAGGTAATGTTAAAGTTACATCAGCCTGCAATATTTGTGGTGCTCTTAATGTTACACTATTTGTATTAGCAGCACTGCTTAATTCTTCATATAATTTAATACGACCACTAGTGCTGGCTGTTCCAGGTATTTCAACAAAACCAGTGCCATTAGGTGCTATAGAAATATTTCCATTGGCTCCGTCTGCAATAGTAATGCTACCACTGCTACTGCCACTGTTTGTGTTAAGAATTAGATCACCAGTTCCATTAGTCGTAATTGTTACATTGGTATTGCTATCACCAACTCTTATAGTGTCAGCAGTTAGATAAACATCACCTGTACCATTGGGTGAAATTTCAACATTAGCATTTGACACACTGGTAATAGTAAAACCATTGACATCTAAATTACCACCAAGTTGAGGTGTTAGATCTTCTACAACATTGCTGAGACCTCCACCACCAGTACCATTACTGGCGCTGGTTATACGTCCTTGAGCATCAACTGTTATAGTTGCTAGTGTATAGGTATTGGGTGTAACTGTGGTATTGTCTAAATTAAGTGTAACAGTACTCTGTCCTGTGCTTTCAGTACTGACCACACTGCTAAGTCCAGTGCCGCCACTGATTCGAACAATTTCATTACTGGTTATGGCAGCATCCGTGCCTGAGTCACCACGTAATGTTACATTTTCTAACTTGTCAGAATTTAGGTTATTAAAATTAGCATCACCTTCTGCCCAGGTTAAGGCACTGCCTTTACCAGTCCTGGTTACTATTGTAGCCATTGTGACCTCCTATTAGGCCAACTGAACTGTTAGGTTGCCGGCGGTAATTTTGAAAATATCTGATGCACTAATTGTCTTGCTGGTGCTTAGTTGTCCATAAAACAGCACATTGACATCGGTTCCCCAGTTGGTGTTTGTTTGATGATCAACAATGGCCACGTGGGTGACTGTACCAAATCCACCACCTGTAGCAGCGGCAAATTCTACATCACCGCTGGTTGTGGCAAATGTATAAGCATCACTGGTAGTGTCTGCTGCGGCAAAGTTTACTGCTACACGAGCATAGGCAGTGCCTGATGTTGATACTTCACTGGTTGGGCTATTGCCTTCAAGTCCTGTTACGGCTGTGAATAAGGCCACATAAAGTGTAGGACTAGTATAATTTCTAGCACCTTCACCTAATACGTGGTCAAGAATTTTACGTTCTAAATAATTGGAACAAGCGTTGCTCACTGGAATCTCCTTAAGGGTTACTAAATTGTAATTACAATTATATTTATTGGGTTATTTTTTATAGGGCGTTTTTAGGCTACTTTTATGCAGAAAACGTAATGACTGCTATTAGGTCCAGTCACACTGGCTGTTCTTAATTCACAGACTATGTTGCTGGCTACAACAATAGGTAATGTACCTTGAATAATTGTAGTGCCTGTTGTGCCTATTTCATCATTTTCCATTGTGCCCAATGTAGTAGATCCTGTATAATTATAAATTATTAAACTTTCTTTAGTATCCAATCCTTGATAACCTGACAATGGATTGAATATCCAAGTTCCTGCATCTAAACTAAATCTATAATTGCTATCCGACAGCGTAGTCAATCCACCTGCATCATATTCTTCTGTTATTGACCAACGATATTGTCCACCGACACTTTGTCCTGTTCCTAAATTAGGATAGATAATAAAAAATGGATACCCACCTTGTGGTGTACCATAATTTACTAATTCATTAACCACATCTGCCATTTGTTTTATGTCAGCACGAGCAAGACTGGGACGATCGCCTCCGGCATCAAGATGTGTTGTACTAATTGTAGTTGAAGGCCAAGTAGGCATAGTTTATTCCTTATTGAAATAGTGGCATATAATAGTCACTGCCACCAACATTTATTTTGAGCCAACTTACAGGAGTGGCCAACATATCCTCAAAATACCCATTTTCATAATTTGTGGGCGTGCCTGTGGTAGCATTAGTTTTTATAGCACCAGCAAGGTCAATTTTACCAGTACCATTAGGTGTAATTTCTATATTACCATTGGCACCTGCATTAATTTTTATACTACCACTACTGGTACCACTGTCGGTGTTCAATGTTAGATCATAACTGCCATAGGTTGTAATTGCGCAATCTTCACCATTGTCACCAAGGCGTAGTGTATCAGTAAGCATGTTAACATTACCGGTACCATGAGGAAATATGGTGATGTCGCCATTTTGTCCACCTGCTATTCTAATATAACTTATATAATCTGTTTGACTTTGTAAGATTAGCCCTGGATAACTGGAATTTGTACTTTGTATAACAGGACTGCCCGCTCTACCATTTACTAAAATTTGATCATTTATATCTAATGTGATATTACCTGTGCTGGTTGTAGTAAGGTCAATAGATTGACTGGTTAATTCTGCTGCGGTTGTAGACAAGGTTAAGATATCTGTGCCTGCGACATTTTCCACTGTTAAACTATCTGTGTTAATTGTGCTCACAGTGCTTTGCAGACTTAATCTAGTTGACATTGTGGTAGTTGTTGGTGCTACTGTTTCAATTGCAAATCGACTACCATAGGCTGTGGTTTCAAAATCCTCTACGGCAGTAACACCTATAGTGGCCGTTTTACCACCAAATCCACTACTACTGTTTGTAGTTTGGCCATAAAAATCAATAGTATGAATTATGTCATTATTTTTAATTTTATTTCTACGACCAATTAGGCCATTACGTCGATTGGCAACTAAAGCAATACTGTTACTAAATCTTAAACTATGATTATCAGGACCGCTATACATGGTCATACTTGCGACTGTTTGACTAACACTAACAGTATAAGTTCCTGTGCCACCTGTGCCAGTGCCTAGGGCTGTAATTGTAGTTAATTGTGTAACACTGCCCCAGGTTCCATCACTGTTGGTATAAATTCTTTGTCCTAGGCTTATAATACCACTGGCGACAGCAGTGACTGTCATTGTGGTTCCTGTAATATCTGCTGTAAATTCTGCACCATCCTGACCAGTTACACCAATATTGGCCAAAGCGGTATTGATAAATTGCGTTTTAGTTTTTGCAGTGCCCGTATATTGAACACCTGTGTTGGTATATTGTGTATTACTATTGGGATAACCAAATAAAATAAACTGCTCAGGGCCACTGCCCGTTACTGTTGTATCCCAATCAGTGATAAAAATGTTTTGACGACTATTACTGGTCAAACGCATATTACTGGGCTGTGCTCTAACTACCATAACAGTTCCAGCATCTGTGGTATATGTGCCATCATTGGCCCAGGGTTCATCTGCTTGGAAAATTATCTGTGCTGTGCCTGCACCCCTGTCAGAGACAGTGTATTTGGCACCATCATATCCTCCTGCACTAATAATAGCAAAATTATTATTTGTGGTTAAGGCAGTGGGCGCAGTATGTGTACCTCTTGTGCCTTCTAATGTTAATTGAGCAAGGCCTGAGGTAGTGCCAGTGCCACCACTTTCATTTTGTCCGTGTGCTCTAACATATACAACAGCACGACTACCTGAGGTTGCATTACTAACACCTAATCCTCTATGAGGCGTGCTACCTGACTGTGTGCCATCTGCACCAACACTACTAAAAGCATACAATTGATTTGATGATTGTGTATAACCACCTGCTGTAAGATTATAAGTGGCTGCTAGATTGTCCACTGACTGATCTGCGCTAGTTCTAATTTGTATAGCACCAGTACTGGTCACACTTAATGCGATATTTGAACCTGCTTCTAATTGTATGTCATCTGTACTTGCGTCACTGCCTGTTAGTCTTATGTTGGCATCTAGACCATCTTGTATAGCCGACAATTGATAAGTGGTATTGGTATCCACAGTCTGTGCTACCCAACTTAATTGTCCTGATCCATTAGTTTTTAGCACATAGTTGGCTGATCCATCAGTTTGTGGCCAACTAAGGCCATCTAGAATAATGCTGCCAGTGCCATTAGGTGTTATAGGTATATTACCATTGCTTATACTAACAATACTGAATCCATTTACATCTAGGTCACCACCCAATTGTGGATTCAAATCTTCTACAACATTGGCCAGTCCTGCGGCAGTTGAGCCTAATGTGGCTCTAACAGTGTCTAATCTAATGTCCTGAATATCTACCAGTCGTGCATTTACAGTATTGCCATAACTGCCTGTTTGAAATATCAAACGATATAATGGTCTGCTTTCTGCACCAGGGAAATTAGTAAGGTCTAATTCACTAAAAGTATTGTTATCCTGTGCATTACCAATATTACTGTCTGTTCTTTGTCCCATAACACTGACAATAGGGCCATCTAAAATATTGCTAGTGGCCACTAACCAATAGGCCACAAATTGATTGGCTCCTACATCCGGAGTGGTCCAAGTGCCTGCTGTGTTTAAGTTATAGGTTATGCGACTAGTGCCAGCCTTGACAGGAAAATCGGTTGCTGAATCTTTGACCCATTCACCTGTGCTACCACTGTGATAGGTCACAGGAAAACGACCTGGTCCTGCTATGTCCTGTTGAAATAGACTATATGTAGGTGTATTGCTATGGCTAACACTAATTCTTATGTCTTCCTGATAGACCACACCATCAGTTAGATCCAATTGTGCATCTGCATCCAAGGCACCTGAACCAGTAGTTGTATAATTTGTAGCAGCAAAACCTGACGCATACTGCATACCCCTTGTTTCATTGAGGTATTGATGTGTGCTCCAGTCCATTGTGACGCCGTGACGCTCTTCACCTAGGAAATAATAATTGCCTGTGTTGGCATTCCATTGCAGAGCACTGATAGGACAGTGTTGGCCAAAATTAAAACTAGTCCCATACTGTAAAAGGCCTGCACTGTCAAAATAAAAATAATATAGATCACTGGTATTGGGTATTGTTGAAGTTAGTGTAGTAGTTTTTATAAACATACGACCCTGCACCCAAATACGATAACTGCTAGTGGTAGGTGCAATACTAAACTGCCTTGATCCAGCATTAAAACTCACAGTGCTGTCTGTGCGATTTTCAAACCCCATGGGCTCCTTGGTATAATCACCTAGAAGATTATCTATGGTTATGGTTTGGTCAAGACTGCTAGTATCATCCACAGTGACCTGTATGTTATGATCAGCCTGGCCTTCAATGACCACAGTGTCATTGAGATCTATGCTGAGTGTTTGTGTTCCATCAGTGAAATTTATAGTGGCATCACGCAGATTTTGAAAATTTTGATCTAATTCTGTAAATGTAAGATGACTGCCCTTGACCAGTCTCTTAACTATAACGGGTTTTACCATTGTGTTTGGGCTCCAACTTTATTTATTTTGACTACGACAAACCAGGTTTAGACAGCCCTCAAAGCCCAAGGTTAGAAATACAGGATGACGTTGTTCGCTACAAAATATAACACGATGACTCGAATGTAATTTGAGCCAGGTTTGATAATGAATGCTATACACACGTTCTGTGGGCTGTCGTCGTTGCCAAGGATACTGATATCTTGTTTGTGTTTCTCCAAATTGACCATCTGCTCCTATGACCAAAACCCAACCTTGTGTACGTTTTAGTGCCAGATCACAGGCTGCTGTGCCCGAATCTATGCCCGGAATAGGGATACGTTCTAGTCCTGGCCAAAGATAACTGTCAGGACATGCGGTTTTAGTATAAAAACGTGTGTGACTTGGACGCTGTTCATGACGAAGATTACGCACAGCCTCAACATCCACTATGACACAGTGATCCAATCTAAAATCCTTATAGGCTAAATTACAACCATAGGTCTCTAAGGCGATATCTCGACCAGACCAACGCAGGCTGCTGGGACCATTTAATACGACTACACTGCTAAACACTGTCTAACCTAAATGGTTTAAATTGTTCTGTGTCAGTGCCTAATTGATCTATTATGCTGCCAATGCGATTGACAAATTCAACCTGACGAGCACTGATATCACTACTACGCTCCAGTTTACGATATACACCACTTAATACACTTAACATAGTATTGGCACCAGGATACTGCTGACTTCGGCCCCATAACTCCCGACAGGGACTTGACACTGTGAACCAAGGATCCCGAGTAGTTTGACTACTGGTTTCTGTTACTGCTACAAGAAAACTAACAATCTCTGCCTGTAGCCAAGATCTATCCTCAGGCTTCAATCTTGCGAACCAGGTTCTGCTTGTGGCGGGTTCGATTTTTTGGTATTGAATTATTCTCACGACTAAATCTCCTTTTTAGGTAATCCTGTCGTGAAATAATTAGTGTATTTGAGTCAGTCCAGGGTAAATCACAATCCCAACGACCAAAACATAAATCAAGACTGCCAGTGCCGTGACTCTGCCACTGGTTGTCTGTGAGCCATAATGACAGAAAATGTGTCCAGGATACAGCGAATTCCTCACCCCTAAAACGAGCCTGACAACGACTACGAATATACCATAATCTAATGGATCTAATATATGGGCGATCCTTGCCCTGATATCGATAACGTGGTTCCATAATGTAAATATTTTGAATTATTTATTATTGGTTGTAGACTACTAGCGGAAATTGGCTATCTGATAGCCAATTAGTAAAGACATAGAATAATATATTTGCTATTATCTGTTTCTGCGAACTTAACAGGATAGGAATAAATGAGAATAATCATATTAAGCATATTATTAGCGGGCTGTGCTAGTGGCACGTCTAGACTATGTGGTAGTGATTGGCTCTGTGAACAGGCTTTGATGAAAAAGGGTGACTATAAGACTAGTAGTCAAAATCCTTACCCAATCAGACCTACACGTATAGAAGAACTTAGACATAATCAACCCACTGGACGAATCTACGAGGTAAAACGATGACTATTCAGGTTTTTAACACAGATCAATTATTTTTAATCAAAAAAGGTCAAATTCATAGACAAACTTTGAAAAATGAAATTGATCAAGCCCTTAACAATAACCAATTTGGTGATAACTTTATTATTTCGAGTTTGCCTGGTTTGGGTAAAAGTTATGAAATGGATTTGGCTATAAACCGAATGACTAATCCTCCTTTGATTTTTAAAGGCGATAATGGGTTTTTTGGTTATTTTTTAGATATAACAACTGCCATATACCTTAATGGTGGTCCGCAGAATAAATTGGTTGTTGTTAATGATGATTGTGATGTATTGTTTGAAGATAAGATAATTAACACCACTAAGAAAATGTTTGACGACACTAGAATTCTACGCTACGGAAAAAACTATCGTAGTCTACGACCACTTTGTAGTGACACACAATGGCTGGCAGTGCAAAGTTTTGCAGATGATGCACGAGCAGGTTTGGATATAGATGTAAAAAACGTAACTTTTATTACTTTGACTAATTGTCATCTCCACACAGTAGATGAAGTAGAAGCACAAGAAGATGGTAGCCCAAAATGGTCAAAATATAATAGTCGTTATGCAATACGTCGCAGAACAGAATACAAAGAAATAGAAATGCCAAGTTTAGAACTTTGGGGTTATGTGGCAGATGTGGTGCTTAATGAACATATTTGTGAAAAACATTTCCCAGGTATAAAACAAGCACACAAAGAACAAATTCTGCTTTGGTGTTATCAAAAATGGGATAAAGGCATAACAGAAAGAAATCTCAGTATCATAGAAAAAATGACTAAAAAAATTGTTCAATATCCTAATAATTACTTAGACATTTGGGAACAAGAATATGTCAAATAAAACATTGCAACAATTAATTGAAGATGCTAAGAAAGATAGTCCTTTAACAGAACTAAGACCTAGACAAGTTGTTGCTCGTATATCATCCTATGACAAAACATCAGATGATTACCGAAAACAAAGCACAATAAGAAATAGAAAACTTGCAGGACGTCGAGATTGGATTGAAAAAGTAACAGAAAAAAATTTAGAATTAAGTAAAGATCCTAATTGGTTAGAGGCTAACAGAAAAGGTAGTCTAAAACGGAAAAAATTAGGTGAACAGTTGAAAAATGAAGGTAGAATTGAAGAACGTAATCGCCTTTTCGGTTATATCGAGAAACACAGTGAAATAACAATAGAAAAAATGAAAGCAAGTGCTCGTGCTAGGTGGGCAAAGACTCAACGCAGAGTGCAGACAGATCAAGGAATCTTTGAATCTATCTATAAGGCTGGAGAAGCCTTGGGCTGTCACCCAGATACAATTAAATATCGCATTAAAAAAGGTCGATATAGTTATTTGGACTAAGGTTTCCAGATTTTAGGGTGGCGAATTTTTTTGGGTGGCCCGATTTTGGGTGGAAATTTTGGCAGAGCATATCACAAACATTATAAGAATTATAGCGTAGGACGCCCCCACCATTCTAACAACCATAACGCTACAATATATACATTCTACAACACCATAGACATCTACCTTGGCCTAGGACCGTTCTAAAAAGTGTATAGGATGGTTTAAATTATATATTTTATAAAGTAAAACAGTATAAAACC